AGGAGGCGCATATATGGTCATTTGCTCCCGAATTTGTGCATCAAGGTTTTCCATTTGGAGTTCCACCAAAGCACGTTCAATAGCCTTTTTAGAAGTATTTTGAGTTGGGTCATAGTGTTCCTTAGATTCTGCCTCTAGAGAGGCGTAATAGTCGTTTAATTGAGCCTGTATGTCAAAGAAGTTGCCAAGTTGGACTCCGACATCATTGATGGTTTGAAGTTCCATCTCCTCGTAAGTCTGTTGCTTTTTGGAAGCGGCTTTCGCTTTCGCCAAAGACTTGGGGGCATCTGTTGACTTGGACTTCGGTTTTGGGCTAAACAGTCCAACAATCCAATCCCATATTCCCTTGATGGCCTTGACATCAGCCATGACACCTTCAATTGTCTTCTTAGCACCCTCCAGTTCCATGCGCCCTTCGTGGAGCATCGCACAGCCTGATTTAATGGCTGAGACTGCGCCTTGGGCAAGGAGGAGGAGGCTGAAAGGATCAATGGGTGTCTCCTATTGACCGCTAAACAAACCACCCAATGGTATTGCCTGATTTACATTTGGTGCAATATTGCCAGCCTGTGAGCCAATTGACATTGGGCCAAGAAGTCCTCTGCCAAGTGCTGGCAAAACCTCTGGTGCGTTTTTGCGTAGCACCTCAGATACAGTTCTACCAGATAACTCTTTGGAGATTCTTTGCAATTTGGTTGGGTCTGTGGCAGTAAGCATCCTTGCCATTTCGTCAGCCGTAGAACGCAGTTGCTGTTCGCCAAGACCTTGATAGTCTCTGCGTAAAGCATTCATCAAAATTCCCATGACGCTTGGCGTTGGCAATTCTTTGGTGGATTCAGTTCTTATTCTTCCAACTGCTTCAGTTCTAGCGGCTGTCTGAGAACCTTGCAAAACAACTTTGGAAGTTGTTTTCATTTCGATCTCACTCATCAGGTTGCCCATGAACTTCTTGTAAGCATCTTGTCCAGCCTCATCAGCACCAAATGTCTCACGGATAACTCTGACATTTTTGGGATTTCTAATCATGTCAAGTGCAGGGTTTCCTGATGGGGAAAGCATAGTTGTGCCAGTTTGTGCGCCACCAAGTCGATCCATCAGGCTTTGCATTACTCCAAGGCGCAAACCTTCTTTTTCAGATTTAGACATATCCCTGACATCAGCAATTAACTGGTCAAGGTCTGCTGGTTTTTTACTGAATGCTGAACGACCTTCTTGCATGGCATCCAAAACCGCTGTGTCATTAGCCCAGAAATTTCTTGCACGACCATAGGCAGGGTTAGCCTTGTCCAACTGGTCAATAAACTCTCTGCGAGTGTCACGGATAGCATTTAGTTGGGTATTTCCCATGCCAGATGATGGTGATTTGCCAGTAAAGATTAAGTCATCCAATCCCATCTTCATGTAGTGCATGAATGTGGTATCAATCTTTCCAACTGAACCACCGCCATCTGCAAGAAGTTTTCCTTCAGGAGATATTTGTACCTTTGGCAACTTTATGCCTTGCTCTTGAGCCAACATAGCGGCTCTCTCATAGGCTTGCTTCATGCTTGGTCTGTCAAGCAACTGCGTAAATTCTGGTGTTACCTCAACTTGTCTTGGTAGGGCGGCTCCATACAACTTTTTGCCAAGTTCAGCCCTAGCAGATTTAAGAGCATTGAATTCATCAAAGTATTCGGCTTGTTTGCCAAAGGCAGTTTGCAAGTCAGTAGTCAGTCTTGAGAATATGCCTTTGTCACGCTCTTCAAGGAATTTCTTTGCTTCTGTTTTGCCAGTGCCTGGCAACACATTCACAGCATCAAGATATGCCCGACTATTAGGGCCAACATCTGCCAATGAATAAGGCTTTCCAGTTTTGGAAAGCACAAAGTTAATAGCCTCATTAACACCACCAACATCAGCGTCTAAAGCCTCTCTGATCAATGATCTTGCTTGGTCAACTCCCAATCTTTGAGGGCTGGTAAACATTGAATCAACGGCAGAACGATAAATCTTGCCAGCCACCATGCCAATTGGTTTGGCAATCAATGTCCCAGTTGCCGCTATACCAGCACCCATGCCAGCCTCTTTGCCAGCCTCTGGGCTAAACAATGGAGCCTCAGTTTCACCCAATCCTGCTGTTGCGCCAGCCACACTAGCCAATCCGACTTGTGCTGGCAATGAAGTAACCATTGGTTTTTTGGTCACTAATGATGGAGCCATTCCACCAGCAATCTGCGCTCCAATAGAAGATATTGGATTTTCTTGGCTGTACTCACGCAATCCCATTCTTTCAACCGCAGTTCCAACTTCACGAGGTGAAGGCTGTGGTTGCTCTGGATTCATTTGCTTTAGAGCCTTGGAAATACTTGCTGGCTCAGTAGTAATAAAAGACTTCAAAGCACCAATGGCTTCATCCGAGAAATTAAGACTTAATCCTTGCAAGAACTGCCCAAAGCCACCAGTTGCCCATTGATTACTCTTGATGGCAGTCAATAACTGTTCACCCTGTGGAGTGATTGTTTTTGCGTCTTTTGCAACCAATAACTCGTTTTGCAAGTCTTGGATTTGGTCTGTTAGTGATGCCATATCTACTCCAAATTTATTGTACGAACCCACCACGCTGTAAGGCATTAGTTGCTGGCGTTGTTGTTTGAGCACCTCCGCCCAAGGCGTTGAATTTCTCTCTCAACTGTGCAGTTGCTGGAGCATACAAAGGACTCTTCGCTGTGTAATTACCAAAATCCGTGTTGTATCTTGTTTGAGCAACGATTGGGTCTGCTTTAACCATTTGAGCATTTGTTGCCAACCAAGTATTGCTAAATGTAGACAAGTCCTGTTCACGCTGTAACTTCAACTCAAGAGCATCTAATAACAACCTATTACCAGCAGGAGTCTTAGCCAAGTTTGGAGAGCCTTGCACAATAAATTTCAAGTCTGTATCAGTTGGGTTAACTCCCAATTTCTTAACTTCAGGCAAGATAACTTGATTTGAATATGCTTGGAACGCTTCTTGTCCAGCAAGCCCCTTAATATTAAAGTTAGGGTTAAACAATTGACCAGCCGTTCCCAATTCCAACATGAGTCCCTGACCAAAACCTGTTTTGACACCCTGATCTAACAAGTTTTTCATGTTTTGAATTGTGCCAATAGTATTTCCTGCTACTCTTCCTGCGGCAAAGTTTCCTGTTATTGTCTTTTGCAAATCACCGCCAAATCCTTCTTGCATATGAATGCTGACAGGAGCAGTAATGTTGGTAACTGGGCGTTTGGCTTGCGCCAAAAGAGCCGCTTGCTCAGTAATTTTAGTCATTGCCTCTGGTGTTTGAGGTATCTTGTTGATGTTGGCAGTGCCATATAAAGTCAATGCGGCATTGGCAAAGTCACCAGTAAATGCTTCTTTCTTGATCGGGCCACTAATCAGTTCTCTAAATTGTCCATTAGGCAATTTCTCATAGATTGTCTCGCCCTCTTTAACAATTTGAGTTTCTGGCAACATTGCTTTTTGCGCCGCTTTAGCCGTAGTTAATTGAGCAACACCCTCTGGGCCAAGAGCCATCAATTGAGGAGCCACACGGGAAATGTCGTAACTTGGCGCAACCGCTGGAGCAACTCGTTGAGGCTCCAAATAAGATGTATCTGCCGCTTGATCAATGACAGTTTTTTCAGGAATGATTTGCTCTGGCTGACCAGGGTCATAGGCACCCATTGCAAGGCGTTGAGCCATCATTTGTCGCTGTGCTCCCAACTGCTTTTGTTGTCTGGTAACAGCATCATCACGAACTGCCAACAACTTAAAAGCCAATTCAGGGATTCCTGCTTGGCTTGCTCTTTGTATTGCGCCAGATACTGCATTTGGATCAGTAAAGTCTAAACCTTGCAATATCTGATTCTGTGCAGAAATCTTTTGCAACATTGGGTCTTGACCACCCATAGCACCACCGATAGCACCTGCCAAACGATTAGCACCATAGCCAATTCCTGTTTTAGCAAGAGCAAAAGGATCAAGTTGTGCTAACTCAGATGCTTGTGCTAATGCTCTTTGATTTTGTGTTTGTTGGTACATCTCAGGAGTCATACCAAACAAACCACCTACTATTGAATCTGTTGCCATGATTATTCTCCGTAACTTCCCCAACCATTTGCACCTGTGTACCAATCGCTAGTACGACCTGTTCCACTACCTAATTGCCCAATTTGATTTGATAATTGAGATGTTGGGGCGGGTTGATTCCACCAATCCCCAAGATTTTTAGCAAGTCCTTGGAATTGTTGGTTTGTAGATGCGTTAATTAACGCAGTACCAAATGGGTTGTATGCGTTAGATGCTTGCATAGTTCTAGCCGCATTTGTTCCACCTTGATATAAGGCATTACCAACACTAGCACCAGCCTGTGCCGCACGACCACCCAACTGTGCTCCAAGGTCTAAAGTATTTTGACCAAGTTGTTCAATGCTATTACTTGTTCCCAATGATGTTTGGAATGGAGACAATGCGCCAACTTGACCTTGCTGATACTGACCAAGCAAACCTGCGCCTTGATTAAATAATCCTGCACCAAACAATGCTTGTTGCTGACCAGCCTGTTGAGCATTTGCCGCCAACTGAAGGTCTTGCATAGCCCTAGCGTTAGCAAGTGCCGCCGCCTCTGGATTAGCCGCCATCAAACCACCGCCTTGAGCCACAGATAGACCTGTACGACCAGAATTTTGCAACTGGTTCATCAAGTTAGCAGACTGTTGCTCACGACTAGGGGCAAGCAAAGCCTGTTGGTTTGCCATGTATTGTTGAGCCGCCTGTTCAGGTGACTGAGCCAAATACTGCTGACCAAGATTAAACAATCCACTTGCCGCACCTTGCAAAGGCTGATACTGTTGGTAAGCGTTTGCCGCCTCTCCCAACTGTCTTCCTTGCATTGCAGAAAGGGTATTTTGGTAGTTTTGTAACTCAGGAGATACTGTATATCCCGCACCAATTAAATTTCCATTGGCATCTGTTTGGAAATTGCTTGATCCATAACGACTTGTAACCCCAACAGGACGAAAACGAGCCGCATCAGCCGCTATTCGTGCCGCTTCTAATTGGGCTTGGGCAGAGGTACTAGCCGCATTTTTAGCGGATTCTCCCTGCATATATCCACCCAGTAAACCTGCTCCTCCAACAATTGCGGCGGCGGTAATAGGCATATTATTCTCCCTTAATCAAAACTTCATCCACTTTAGACGGGTCTTTCTCGTCAGTAGCATGGATACAAAACCAAACACAATCTGTAATAGCCTTAACTCCATGAGTCAGACCCGCTTTAATCTCAATACACGCTGGTGCATCAACAATATCAATCTCATCACCACGCAAAATTGCCACTTTACCTTTTGCCAAAATAGACAAATGACTGTAATTATGGGTATGCTTTAGGATAGCCTCACCCGCATTAAATGCCATTTCCTTGGCATACAGTCCATCAGTAAAGTGATGTGTAATCATGCAGTTCTTTTCCACATATAGACCACGATATATGGCGGCAAGTTAGCATTTGTTCCACTAGAACCAGCAGAATTAACTGTTGTATTTGATGTAATGCTTGCATAAGCAGTACCAGTTGTACCGCCACCTTGTGTTCCATAACCAAGACCACCACTACTTGTAAAATAACCGCCAGCCAATGATGAGTGTGCATGGCCCGCATCTGTCGATGAAGTTGATGCTGTATGAGTATGAGTTACAACAATAGCGTCTTTAGAGCCACCAGTATTTCCTACTGTGCTAAATGTCGCATCACCACTATCTAAACCAATCATTACCTTGCCAGCACCAAAGGCTGTCCAAGTACCAAATCCAATCAAAGTAGCAGGATTAGTGCTTGATGTGGCATTTGTATACACAGAGCCAACAGGATACAAAGTCTGCAATACAGCCTGTACAAAAGCAGTAGTTGCTAACTTGGTAGAACTATCAGATGAACTTTGAGTGGTTGCCACAGTACCAGTTGGCAATGTAGGCGTACCAGTAAAAGTAGGACTTGCTAAGTCAGCCTTGGTAGCAATAGCAGTAGAAATACTGTTAAATTCAGTATCAATCTCAGTACCCTTAACAATCTTTAAGGCATTACCAGAAGAAAGACTATCCTTACTGGCGAAATTGGTTGCTTTTGTATAGTCTGTCATTACAGTTCCTTAATAAATCTTGCCTTCTTTGGCAAATATCTCAATCTTTTGGATGCTCAAAGGGTAAACATTGATGTCTGCTTCATAACCAGTTTGGACAACTTTTCCTGAACCAGTTGGATAAACACTCAATGTCTGTAAAACTACGCCACCAGTGTATTCTGCAACCACAGTAGCATTTGCTCCATACTCGGCTATACCATAATATGAAGCACTTTGACTAGGAATTTTAGCAGACTGTGAGTAATAATTACCAGTAAAGTCGTATCCCCATTTGAAGGTCACATACTGATTACTACCGCCAATCACCACAGTTCTAAGTTTCTTCAAAATAGTCGTAGCAGATGGCGTACCAAGATCAGTATGGTTCGTAAAATATTGAAAACGATATATGGCGGTATCATCGTTATAACCAGAATAGG